AGAGATGTACAGGTAACTGGTCCTAGCACCCACACTGTTGATGTTGTAATGGACCAACCCGGTGGCTGCACCTTGGTACTTCGACACTACCCGTAATGATTCATTTGACGGCGCAGGTCATTGAGGGTTTTGTAAAAGGAGTCCTCTGGCCTTCGTTCAGTCAACCTGTACCTATACCAGATTTTCATAAAGAGCTTTGGGAACTATGTTGCAGCACTTCTCCTCTCGTTGCAATTGCGGCACCTCGCGGTCATGCCAAAAGCACGGCTATTTCGTATTCATATGTTATGGCTGCGGTCTTGTTTCGACAAGCCAAGTATGTGATTCTAATCTCCGACACAGAAGGACAAGCGGTCCAGTTTCTTGGGGATATCAAAAAAGAACTGTTACTGAATGAAGACCTCAGAAGTCTCTTCGGAGTCAAATCGTTCGAGAAAGACTCTGAATCGGATGTCATCGTTAGAATGGATGATGGACATCGTTTCAGAATCACGGCGAAGGGAAGCGAACAACGTATTCGGGGTTCTAAGTGGGCAGGACAACGACCCGATCTCATTATCGGAGATGATCTCGAAAACGATGAAATCGTAATGAATGATGACCGGCGCGAGAAGTTTAGAAACTGGCTTGTCAAAGCTGTGCTGCCTTCTCGCGATCCTGTCAAAGGTAAAGTACGGCTAGTTGGTACTATCCTTCATTTGGACAGCTTCCTTGCCAGGGTCACTCCTCTTGAGGGTATGAGGATGTCTGTCACTGATGGCTTCAAAGTGACTAGTACCAATACACGTACTATGTGGAAAGGGGTCCTCTACAAAGCCCATCTAGGCAATAATCCCTACGAAATTCGAGGTCAAGAGGATATTTTATGGTCCTCTCGCTTCACTAAAGACTACTTCATCCAAGAATATGAGTCTGCTAAAGAGATTGGGCACCAAGACGGCTACTTTCAAGAATACCTCAACCGACCAATTGATGAGTCCCTTGCTGTCTTTAGAAAAGGAGACTTTGTTGAGGCTTCAAAAGAAGAACTTGATGCTATTGCGTCTGGTCGGAAGCCTCTTCTTTATTATATTGGTACAGATTTGGCTATTACTCTTGACGCCCGTTCCGATTATACTGTATTTCACGTTGTTGGAATGGATTCAGAAGGGATGATGTATCATATAGATACGATTCGGGATCGTTTTGATGCTATCCAAATCGTAAATATGATGCTTGCTCTCCAGAATCGGTATCAACCACAGTGGTTTGCGGTCGAAAAAGAACAAATTGCACGTACTTTGAATGCCTACATCCAACAGGCAATGCTCGCTACAGGTACTTTTATGAATTTTGTGCCTGATTTGACTCCCCATACAGACAAAAGAGCTAGAGCAGCCTCAATTATTGCTCGTTTTAGAGCCAAAGGTGTCAGATTCGATAAATCTGCTCCCTATTACCCCACCCTCGAAGCTGAATTCTTGGCTTTTGATAGAGGAATTAAGGACGACCAAGTGGATGCGTATTCATGTATCGGCCTTGGTCTTAACAAAATGAATACTGCCCTCACTTATGAAGCTCAAATTGAGGACGAAATCCAAGAACAGGAGAGGGATACCCTTAGTGGACATGATGGACGAAGCATCCTCTGTGGATACTAGTGATTCCTTGACAGACGCTCAAAAGAGCGATCTGGATAAGGCACTATCATTCGCAAACCTCGCCAAAGGACTTAAAAAGAAGGACGAAGATCGCCTTAATAAGATTGGGGCTGATGTTGTTGAGGGATACAAGAACGACGAAATCTCCTGTTCCGAGTGGATGGAACGCAACAAAACATATATGAAGCTGGCGACTCAAGTGATGGAGAAGAAATCCTTCCCTTGGGATGGAGCGGCCAATGTTAAATACCCTCTTCTTACTACTGCGGCTTTGCAGTTTGCTAGCCGCGCTTTTTCTTCCCTTATACCTAGTTTTGATGTTGTAAAAGCTAAGGTAATTGGTCACGATAAAGACGGTCAGATGACGGAGCTTGCTAACAAGCTCTCTACGCACATGAGTTATACGCTCATGTACGAGATGGATGACTGGGAAGAGAACATGGATAAACTGTGTTTTGTTCTTCCTATTATTGGGACCATGTACAAGAAGGTGTATTACTCTGACACCTACGGAAAGTTCTGCTCAGAGCTTTATACGCCTAAAGACGTGGTGGTTAACTATTACGCAAAGAAATTAAAGACTGCTTCTAGGATTACGGAGGTCCAGTGGTGGACTGCCAATGAGATCAAAGAGAAGCAGCTTATGGGGGACTGGATCGAGTGGGACATTCCTTTTGGTCCGGGCACTGGTCAAACCGAGAGTCTCACCGATGACAAACTAACTGGAGCAGTCAAACCTACACCAGATGAAGAAACACCCCGTAAATTCCTTGTTCAGTATTGTCGAATTGATTTGGACGGCGATGACTACAAAGAGCCCTACATTGTCACCGTTGACGAAGAGACAAACAAGGTTGTCCGTCTTGTTGCAAACTTTTACATCGAGGACATTAAATTCTCAGATGAAGGTAGAAAAAAAGTAACTTGTATCCATCCTGCGGAGTGGTTTGTCAAGTTTGACTTTTTGCCCAATCCCGATGGTGGGCTCCTTGGAATAGGCTTCGGGATTCTGCTTGGTGGTATTAACGACATGATTAATACTATCAGTAACCAGCTTATTGATTCGGCTACCCTCAGTAACCTGCAAGCTGGCTTTATAGGTCGTGGACTGAGGGATAACAAGCAGAAAAAGATGGAGTTCAGACCGGGAGAATGGAAGTGGGTAAACAACCCCGGCAAAGACCTAAAAGAGAATATCTTTCCGTTACCTGTACGGGAACCGTCAATGACGCTCTTTAATCTGCTCGGAACCCTTGTGCAGAGTGGTAAAGAAGTGGCTTCGGTGGCGGAGATTTTCACAGGAAAAATGCCCGGTCAGAACACTCCTGCATCTACTACGATGGCTACGATTGAACAGGGTTTGAAGGTGTTCACGTCCATCTATAAGCGGATTTACAGGAGTATGGGGCAGGAATTCAATCTCCTATTCAAACTCCTCAAGAAGTACCAGTCTGCTGAAGTAGTCAATATTATTGGCGAGCAGAATGGAGAAGACAAGACTTATGATGTATCTCGCTTCGACTATCAGAAAGGGGGTGATCTACTTAAGATTCTCCCTGCTGCTGATGCCAATATGGTATCGGAGACTCAGAAGCTTCTCAAGATTCAGGGGCTTTATGAATTGGTACAACTTGGCACCATTAATAAGCAGGAAATGACGCGACAGGCCCTTATCTTTCAGGGACAAGAAAATATCACAGAGCTTATGAAGCTCCCTCCTCCGGCTCCACCGGTAGAGGTCCAGATCATGCAAATGCAATTGGCTGATAAGGATAAAGATCGCAAGCTTGAAGCAATGAAAATGATGTCTGAACATCAGAAACGTCAGTCAGAAATCATGTTGAATATGGCTAAGGCCAAGCAGTTGGGTGATGAGGCTGGTGTAATCCAGCTCGAAATGCAGCTTGAGCGTGAGAAGGCTCAAATGGATATCCAGATGAAGTTCATGGAACTTCTTTTCAAGAAGGAAGAACATCAGATGGATATGGAACATGCTAAAGAAGAACATGAGCTTGATATGCAAACCGCCCAATCAGAGGCTAAGCTTAATCTTACTCTTGCTGCTGCTATGGGTGCCCAAGATATCGAACATAATAAAGAAGCAAATGAAGTAGATATTGATAACAAGAAGAAACAGGGAGATATTAAAACAGAAGGTATGAAGAAGCAAACCGACGTCAAAGTGGATGGAATGAAGAAAACCACTGATGCTAAGGTATCTAGTATGAAAAAGACGGAGGCGGCGAAGCCGAAACCTAAGAAAGGATCGTAATGGCTATTGATAGGCACCAGTGGGCAGATTGGAGAGGTCATCCCTGCACACAGGAAATGATTAAGATTCTAAGAGAAATTAGAGAAGAAGGTTACGAAGAAGCTAGTTATGGAACGGATGATATGTTGATTCAATTGGGCATCAAGCTCGGTAAAATCAATGCTCTCACTGGTGTTATTAACCTAAGATTTATCCCCGAAGAGGAAGAAAATGACGGACGAAACAATCGTTGATAAACCGCAAACGCAGGCTGATGCGGCAGCAATTGAACGTGATTCTAAAGTACAAGCCGAAGAAAAGCAGAAGCTAACTGCTGAAGAAACACGAGCAGAATCCTTTGGGTGGAAACCTAAAGAGAAATGGGTAGAAGAAGGTAATGCAGAAGAGGATTGGGTTCCCGCCAAGCATTTCCTTAAATTTGGCGAGGTAAAACAACAACTAATCTCTAAAGACAAGCAGCTTACTAAGCAGGAAAAGATCATCAAGATGATGAAAGATCATCACACGAAGGTCCGAGAAACTGCTATTCAAGAGGCTTTGCAGAAGCTTAAAGCTGAACGTGCTACTGCACTACAAGAGAACGATTTAGTTCGGGCTGAACAGATTCGAGATACGATTGAAACCACGAAGGAGCAGTTTGCTAAGCAAAAGCCCCTTCCTACGGAGATCGAGCAAGAAATCCAACAGGTCGAGCAACAAGTACAAACCCCTCCCGCCGAGTATTTTGAGTTTCTTGCTCAAAATCCTTGGTACGATCCTAACGTCCGAAATGAAATGACTATTGAGGCGGAGAAGATTGGTTGGGCAGAACGAGCGGCTGCTGAGGCAGAGGGTAGACCTCTTGTTCCGAAGGATATGTATAAAGCAGTTGCTACTAAGATTCGCAAGTTGTTTCCTGATAAGTTTGAGACTCCTAAGAGTCCTCAATCCGATTCGCCAAGTAAGACCGGTAGTGGTCGTAGTACGAAGGTGAATCTTACTGAAGAACAACTTCAAATTGCAAAAACCTTTGGTCTGACTCCAGAGGAGTATGCAAAAGAAACTAATAGTTATAGGGGCCGATAATGGTTGAAATCATCCTGAATCGTGTCCTAGTAGAATTGGAGGACCTTAAAAAGAAGCACTCCGTCACTATGCCTGATGGTACTACACTTGATCTAGAAGTGGCCTACGGAGAGCATGAAGATCGAATTAAGGCTTCTGTGAGGAATGGTAAGGTAATTGCTATTGGGCCAGATGCCTATAATGATTATGGATACCAAGATAAAAAGCCCTTCGCTATTGGAGATTGGGTGCAGTTTGCCAAATACTCAGGTAGCCCAGTGGTAGACCCGGACGAGCCAGATCGAAGATTGGCCGTACTTAATGACGAAGATGTACTTGCTATTATCAAGTCCAAGGAGAAAACCTATGAGTGAAGAAAAGACGACTGTGACTAAGCCTGCCGTGGCGAAAGATGCCTCGAAACGTAAAGAACGTAATCGCATTGGTGGTAATCGTATGAAGTTGGAATTGACTGGTTGTGAGCCAGGTTTCCATTACGCTTTCATCAATGAAGAGAACGTTGGCTCCGCCCAAGATCAGGGTTTTGAGTTTGTCACCCACGCCATTAAGGTTGGGAATAAGCATATTGATGTTAGTCAAATGCAAGGCAAACAAATTACTCGGAACGTAGGTGGAGGGGTGATCGGGTATCTCATGCGTGTACCGCAGGAATGGTACGATGAAGATATGGCCATCGCACAGCGAGAAGGCCCAGACGCAATGGAGGCACAGGTCTATAATGATTCTAACTCAAATGGCCTTATTGGAACAGTAAGAAAAGGTGCGGACGTTTGGAACGAACCGTACCCGGACATTTTTAAGAAGTAACTGTTTCAGAGGGCCGAAAACTAGGAGATTTCTTTAGCTCATGGCTAATACCTCTCGTATTAACGGGTTTCGGCCCGTATTCCACCTCGGGGGTGCTAAGATTCAAGCTCGCAAATACGTTATTGTGGCTGCGGATGGCACGGCTGTTTACCCTGGGGATGTTGTAAAATATAGTGGCACTGCTGATGCAGATGGTACGTATGCGAGTGTTGCTCTTGCTGCGGCTGGTGATCCCATTCTTGGTGTTGTTGGTGAATTCGAGCCTAATCGGGATAACCTGAACGTTGCTGGTCAATACCGCGCAGCTTCTACTCTGCGTTATGTTTATGTGTTTGACGACCCCATGATCGTGTATGAAGTTGAAGCCTCTAACGGCACCCCGGCCATTACGGACGTGGGACTCAACGCCAATCACGCGACTGGTACACCAAACTCCACCACTGCTACTTCTGGGGCATATATTGATTTTGGTACGGAAGCTACTACTGCTGCTTTGTCGTTCAAAATCCTTGGTTTCGCGTCCCGTGTAGATAACGAAGTTGGGGCAAGTGCTAAACTGCTTGTGAAGATCAACAATCATCAGCATGGTTCGCATACCGGAACCGCTGGCGTCTAATAGAAAGGATAATATACTATGAGTTCGCCTATTACGACTGGTTCCCTTTCTAAACTGCTTTGGGCTGGTGTTTCCACCGTCTTTGAGAGTGCTAAACGAGATTTTGAGGACGTTTACACGAAAATCTTTAAGACGATGAAAATCTCCCAGAACTTTGTGGAAGATGTCATGTTTGAGGGTTTTGGTCTTTTGAGTCAAAAAGCAGAAGGTGCTCCGTTTAACTACGATTCGATGCGGCAAGCATTCACGACTCGCTATCAACCTGTCGTGTATGCCAGTGGCTTCATTATCACTCGCGAGGCGTATGAGGACAACCTCTACAAGTCGCAGATTGATTTTAAAGCTGCTCGTCTGTCGAAGGCAGTTAAACAGACCCGAGAAGTGATTCTTAACAACATTCTGAACCGTGCGTTTAACACTAGCTACACTGGTGGCGACGGTAAAGCTCTTATTGTTTCGGATCACCCGTTTGTGTCGGGTGGTACTGCGTCGAACGTCCTTGCAACTGCGGCTAACATTTCGGAAGCTGCTATTGAGGATATGTTCATTCAAATCATGCAGGCGTTGGATGCTCGGGGTCTTAAGGCAAATTACTCGCCAAAGAAACTGATTATTCCTCCGGCGCTGAAATTTGAAGTGGATCGTATTCTTAAGACGACTGGCCGTGTTGGAACTGCTAACAACGATATTAATGCGTTGAAAGAAGCGGGGGCCTTCCCCGGTGGTGTAGTGGTTAACCGCTACCTCACGTCTAGCACCGCTTGGTTCGTTCTTACGGACGAAGATAGCAACGGCCTGAAGTACGTTGAGCGTCGGGGCGATGAATTTGGCTCTGACAATGATTGGGAAACCGAGAACGCTAAATACAAAGCAACCATGCGCTTTACTGGTGGTTGGTCTGATTGGCGTCATTGTTACGGCACTCCAGGCGTGTAATGAAATGGTGGGGGTCGAAAGGCCCCTACCCCTTATATAAACAAAACCTTGAATTGTTGGAGGATTTATGGCTAGAAATGGAATTGGTTTACCAGAAAGCGTAGTTTTTTCTCCCCAACCCAGTCAGAAATTGTACCCCTATCGTACTGGTATGGGTATGTTTCAATCTGCTGAGTGGACTGTGTTCTTTGATGACTTTATCACCAACTCGGCTGCTGGTACTAACATTCCTACTGGGTGGACTGGTGCTAGTATTGATACTGGTGCTACTGTGGCGGTTAATACCACCGCAGCGATTGGTGCTAACGGTGTGATTACTCTTGCTGATGCTACGGCGTCTGAGGGTGCTACTCTGTATGGTTCCAAGAATATCCAGCTTACCTCTGGTAAGAGGTTCTTCATGGAATGTCGTCTGCGTACCGATGATGTGACTGATAATTCGGTGCAGTTTGGTATTAGTGCCCTTACCGCTGTTACTAACCCGGAAGATATCTTTACCACGACTTCTGCTGATCTCGTCACTTTTGGTATTCTTGACGGTGGTGCTGGTGCAGTTACGATGTTAGCTGATAAATCGAACTCTGGCTCTACTGCTGAAACCGGAACTCGTTCACTATCGGCAAATACTTGGTATACGCTCGGTATTGAATACGATGGTGGGTCTGCGCTGCGTGGTTATGTGGATGGGCTTCTGGCTCTAACGTGGGCACAAGCGGCTGCTACTATCCCGACTGGTGTTGCTCTGGCCCCTTTCGTTGGTCATATTAACGGTGATGGTGCTGGTGCTGCCGTGGTCGTGGTTGACTACATTCGTTACGTTTGCCAACGCTAATTAAGGTAGGCCCCGTCCACAAGATGGGGCTTTTCCTACATCTAGGATAAAAATATGCGCCCACAATCTGTTACTGTAAGTTCACAAACAACCTCTGCCGCCGTTCCTATGGATCATCAATGTAATCCATTTTCGGTTGGGGTGGCGTGTGTTGTATCAGCAGGTGGTACCCTAACCTACAAAGTACAGCATACCTTCGATGATATTCAAGATTCGACAATTACCCCAACGTGGTTTGACCATGAGACTATCCTTGCGAAAACTGCTAGTGATGATGGTAATTATGCTTTTCCTGTGCGGGCGATTCGTCTCAACGTTACTGCTTATACTAATGGTAACGTAAAGATGACTTTGCTCCAAGCAAGGAGTAACTAATGACAGTTAGTGCCCAAGGGGTAACAGCTTTAAGTCCATACAGCAGTCCTTCTTTAGGGACAGCCGCAGCACCAGCTTATTCTTTTCTGGCCCTAACCAGCACTGGTATGTACACTGATGGATCAAATCTTTGCTTCTCTGTAGGTGGAACTATCAGATTACTAATTGGTACAGGGGCGGCCCAATATTCTGTAGGGGTGCAGTCTAGTTCCCCTACCGGTGGCATAGGTTATATAGCAGGTGCTGGTGGTACTGTTACTCAAATTACCAGCAAAGCTACTGGTGTTACCCTAAGTAAAGTATGTGGGGAAATTACCATGCACAACGCCGCCCTTGCGGCAGCCACTATTGTGTCTTTTGTCGTGACGAACACCACTATTGAAGCCAACGACTCAATTCATGTGCAACATCAGTCTGGGGGCACCCTTGGGGCGTACTCTGTAAACGGGCGCTGCGCTGCTGGTTCTGCTACGATTGATATTCGTAATAATACAGCCGGGTCGCTCGGCGAAGCATTAGTTCTTCGATTTGCTGTAATCAAAGGTGCTGTAGCTTAATGGCTAATCACAGTGGCAACCAATGGCGTTCTGGGGAATGGTGGGCACTGTGTGATTTCTGTGGTTTACCCTACCATGCCTCTGAACTAACAAAGGATTGGCAAGGTTTTATGGCTTGCCGAAAAGACCTCACAGCTCGGAATCCCCAAGACTTTGTTCGTCCTAGGATTGAAGATGTAAGTGTCCCTTGGACACGTCCTGATGATACTCAGGGAGATATTACTGCTGTTACAAGTAATCAAACTCCTAGTGCTAGTCTTACTGAAACTATCCTTCACATGGATACTACTTCTGGAGCACTAACAGTTACTCTTCCTGCTGCCAATGATTCTTCTTTCTTGGGGGTGTCTATCCGGTTCCAAATCTGGATTACCTCTGGAACTAATAATGTCACGGTTTCTAGCGCAAGTGCTATTGTAGGATCAACCACAATCATCCCCAATGTTCCTGGTTTCTATAGGAACGTTCCTGCGTCGAACACTTGGATACGAGAATAATGGAAGAACTTCGTGAACGAATCGTCAAGCTTGAAACAGAAATGCTCGCCGTCCGTGCAACTCAAAATGAACTACTTGTATTGGTACGAGGTTTATCTGACCAACTCACAAAGTATAAGGGATTCATTGGTGGTATTGTATTCGTTGGTTCAGCCTTGGCTACACTAATTACTCTGTTTGCTAAAAAATTGGGGATTGGCTAATGGCCCAGAGCTATTATCCCACTGCTGCACAGGTTATAGACGCTGCGCTTGGTCATATCAGGGCTGTTGATCCTGAAGGATCACTTACACCCACGACTACTATGAACACTCGGGCGTTGGTCATCCTTAATCAAATCGTTACTGCATGGCAAGCTAAAGGAATGCAGGTATGGTGTATTAAGAATGGTTCTTTGACTCTGGTGGCTAGTACTGCTTCTTATACTCTTGGGCCTAGTGGAGATGTCAATATTCAACGGCCTCAAACAGTGCAACAAGCGTGGTTGCACAATACTAGTGCTAATACCGACCCTATTCCTCTACGTTCTATGGGTAGAGAAGAATACAATCAAATTACAACTAAGGCGCAAACAGGCACCCCTAATAGCTTTTATTACGACAGACAGTATGATCTACCCGGCTCTAACTCTGGAACCAACGCCAAAGGAAAGCTATACTTGTGGCCTACAGCCGACACAACTGTGGCAGCCGCATATACAGTCACCTTCGTGTATACTAGGCCCATTCAAGACTTTAGTGCTACATCAGACTCTTTTGATTTTCCTCAGGAGTGGTATAATGCCATTACATGGACCCTTGCGGCACAGCTTTGCCCCGGTTATGGTGTACCAGTTATGTATTGGGACAGGATCAAGGCCGAAGCTAGAGAAGCCCTAAAGTTGGTTGAAGGGTGGGATTCTGAGCAAGATAGTATTCAGTTTATACCTGCACAGCACTAAAAATGCCAACTAAACAAATCCCCCTTCTCAGTAATCAAGGAGTATATCAGACTCAAGATGTGAGTGGTACATTCGCCTCGTATCCTTACTTTTTGAATGGGTATTTCGAGAAAACTAGTAATGAGGATCAAACATCCCGTAAGATCGCCTATGTTAAGCGTCCGGGTTTAACTACATCTATTACTTTTTCTGTTGGTGGGTTTACGAATAATCATAAGATTGTTGGTATGCTTACCAGCGTAGATCGTACAAAAGCCTTCTTCTATACCACTAGTGGTGCTGCTAACAGAGCGTGGTATTGGGATACATCAGGCACTACTCTTGTTGATAGGGGGGCAATTACAGCAAACGTCACTCAATCAATGGTCTTTGAGACTTTAGATGGTATTAGTTATGGGGCTAACGTTTACTATGCTGCCAATCAAATTTTTGCTACTAATGGGTTTGTTATTGACTCTACTGGCACTTGGACAGCTATTTCAGACGTAGACTTCACTGGTTTGACAAAGATGACACCGCTGGTTGGATACAACGGGTATCTTTTTTGCGGTACAGACACTAACAGAATTTATAACAGTGACCTGAATAGTGCTACTGCGTGGACGAGCACTAGTTTTATCAGTTGCAAGGATACCCCCGGAAAGATTGTGTGGTTAGCTACCATTCGCAATCTTCTCGTTGTCTTTAAGGAACGTAGTTTGGAGTTCTATGAGGATGTGGGAAATCCCACTCCCGGTTCTCCACTTGAAGCTCGAAAACAATACAATCGTGATGTTGGATGTATTAACTGCTCCACTATTCAAGAAGTTTCTGACGGTATTATTTTTGCTGGAGTAACTGATTCTGGTGCGCCTAAACTCTATAAACTTCAAAAAGCTGATCTCCAGCTTGTTGAGATTTCTAATCGTTACATTGAACAGTGTCTTGTTAATGCTTATCCGGCGAGTGGTTCATTTAGTCTTAGGGCCGTTGATGCGATAGCATCTGCGGCTTTTGATAGTCAAACCCAAGTTTTTAGCTTTGGTGGAAAAGAGTTTTATACTATCAATTTAAAAGACCCTAATATTACTGTATCTACAAAATTTACCCAAGTTTATGACAATAACTTGGGCATATGGACTTCATGGGCTACTGCTTTTGAAACTCCCGATACTAATGATACTTATGGTTTTGTAGGCTCACAAGCACAAATGGTGTCTTACTCTATCTTTCAAAAGAGTGTTGCTGCTTTATTTGTAGATAATCGCTGTTCTGGTGCTAGTACCCCGCCTAAGATATTCTATGTTGATATTCTAGCTCCAAACCTTTACGATAAAGATGGGGCTAGTAACAATAATTTTATTTTTGGGTGGACTTCAGATATTATGGATTTTGGTAATCGCAAGAGAAAATTCATGGATGGTTTTGAAGTAATTTATGACAGTAACTCAGCAGCTACTCCTAATTTTGGTAGTATCTATACCATGACTTTAAAATATCGAGATTGGGATTATATTTCTACTTCTGGCTACTTTGTGACGAGAACATTGAAACTTGATGATGGTGGTGCTTTCAGAGCCAAGATTTTTCAGCTTGGTAGTTTTAGAAGGCGCAACTTTTCTCTTTCAATGGTAGCTCCTATAGCCATGCGCATCTGGGGTATTGAAGTTGATATCCAACAGGGTGAAACGGATCAGGAGAGCTAATGTCACTGACTCAAGATTTCTCAGTTGGTATTAGTACAAGAGAGGACATAAAAGAATTAGAATCTTCTATAGATGGAGTTATTTCTCGAAAAGCTTTAGCTCCTAAAGTTCTCAGTATCACTACGACTGGTGTGACTTTAGACTATAGATATGGTGTTCACAAATTTGATACTACCTCTGGTGCTTTAATTAATAACTTTCCTTATGCAAATAATTGGAAAACTGGCCGCTCTCCTATCTTACTTCTCACACATCATGCTGGAGCTAATTCAGTAACTCTTATTACTCTCAGTACAGATACCTTGAATGGTAAAGATGTAACTGGAGGAAACACCATTATTTTAAAGAATCAGGCAAAGTATTTGGCTTGGTCAGATGGTGCTTCTAATTGGTATATTATGCGACTTGGAGAACTGCCTAGTTCCTCTGGTACTACTGCCCAGTTTCTCCGTGGTGATGAGACATGGAGTGACGCATTACTGGGACCATTCACTGCTCAAATTATAAATGTGAGCGGGTCGGGTAATACGGCTTTTAGTCCTTACTGGGGTACTGATTCAGATATTTACTCTCTTCAACTCGGAGTTAGGGGAGGTCTTGTTGAACACGACGCCTCATCTTATTCATTTGTTTATAATGCAGCTTGGGATAACGGTTGGAAGTACAGGGCTACTGATTTAGCTAGTGACTTTAGAATCTCGGCTGGTGTATTTCAGTGGAGAACTGCCCCTAGTGGAAATGCTGGAAATAGCGTTACTTTTACCACTAGAGCAGAACTAGACACAACTAAATATACAATAAATCTTCCTATTGATATTAGTAATGCAGCCGCAGGACAAATAGTATTCCCTGCTTCTCAAAATGCTTCAGCTAATGCGAATACTCTAGATGATTATGAAGAAGGAAATACAAGCCCAACAATAACATCTGGTGGTGGTTCTTTTACTACTGTCTCAGGAACAGTCAATTATACCAAAATTGGCAATCGTGTTATTTATGATGTCACAGTAACTATCACAACTAATGGCACAGCAAATACATATGTCTTAGTTCCTATGCCCTTTGCCGCAGCAGCTACCACGTCCGTTACTGGGGCCAATCTTAGTACAGGAACAGCCCTGTCTGGATATACAAGTGGCTCTAATCTTATTATTTTCAAATACGATGGCACTTATCCCGGCGCAAGCTCAACCGTACTTAACGTTGCTGGTAACTTTAGAGTCTAACTATGCCTAATCTTGATCCAAATTCCAAAGAATACGCTGACTGGTATTGGTCACTTCCTCCGACTACGAGGATGTATGCTCACGCTCCCGGTTCCCCCGGAGCCCAAAACGTAGCAGATATGCGGGAGAAATATCCTAATAACATTCCTCCAGAAGCTGCTCCAACTTCTCCCCCTTCGTGGGCCGCTCCGGGGAATCCTTACACTGGTCCTGTATCTCCTCCACAACCTCCTACTAATCCTATTGCACCTACTCCTTCTGTGCCCCTCATTACTGGGCCTAAGGATACTTCTCCTCCGAGTACGAACCCCTTGGCCCCCGGCCCCGGTCCTACACGTCCTCCACAGAACCCGTTAAATCCGAATACTCCAAGTCCAGTCAATCCTATTGGAAGGCCAGAGGACCCCCCTCGTCCGGGTACGCCGCCAAGTAATCCTATTGGAAGGCCCCTTGATCCTAATGATCCTTTTACACCCACTATTCCAACTACTCCTCCAAGCCTTCCAAACTCTTTGGCAAGAGTGGGAGCACCAACGAACAACACCAACAGTTATAGTTCAGAAACTAATCCTCTAACTTATAATCAAGGTGTTGGGGCTTTTCCT